GGGAACCGGTGGGAGGGGTCGATTGTCTAAATATTTATCAAAAAAATGAAGGGGGTGGGGGCTAATGGAAGAATACACAGAAAAAAATATAAAAGATCTGGAAAATCAGTTACTTTCTAAAATCGGGAATTTCAGTACACGAAAAAAGGACGCTGTCCAGTATGAGAAAGTCCATCGATATATTTATCTTGTCCGACTGCTTTATGAGTTAAAAGAGAGGCTTCATCAAGACGGCCTGGTTATCACCGTGCATAATGGGCAGCAGAGATTCCAAAAAGCGAACTCGCTAATCAAGGAAATCAATACTACCAGCAATCAGCTTTTGGCCATCGAGCGATCTTTTGACTTTGAGATTGAAAATTCACCAGTCGAGAAGAAACCATCATCGGATGGAAGTGATCTATTGTGATTTCACATCCTCTGATTGATGACTACATCGAACTTGCGGAATCCAGAAAAATCAAAGTCAATAAAGAACGCTCACTCTTATTCAAAATCATCAAAGAAAAAATCTATCCAAGGGATGATTTATATTTTGACAATATTTTGATTGAAAAATATATCCAATTCACTGAGAAGAATTTCTTCCCACTGGCCAAGTATCAAAAATTCATCACACCGTTCATCTTTCTTTTCCGAAAGGAAGATGGGGAACCTCAATTTGATGAAATATTACTGACCCTTGCCCGTGGGGGAGGGAAGAATGGTTTTATGTCTAGCCGAGACGCATTCTTTATCAGCCCTCTCTATCCTGTCAGAGATTACGATGTGACGATCACAGCCAACTCTGAGAAACAGGGGAAGGTCTCTTTCGAGGAGGTTTATGAAACTGTCCAGCGAAGAGGTCTAGAAGACCATTACTATTTGACAAAGATGTCTATTACAGGCCGAGGGAATAACTCGGTCTTTTCTTATCGTACAAATAATCCGAAGACAATGGACTCGGCTCGTGATGGCTGTCTTGAATTCGATGAAATTCACCAGTTTGAAAATGACTCTGCTGTTAAAATCCAGCGGTCAGGGCTTGGTAAGATTGCACATGCTCGTACCTTCTACAATGGTACCAATGGGCATGTCCGTGAAGGGTTCTACGACAAGATGATTGATAAATCAATGAAAATCTTGAATGGTGAACTTGAGGAGTTCCGCTTATTCCCGTTTATCTGCAAGTTGGATGATCCGGAGGAAGTGGACGATATGAGCAACTGGCCAAAAGCGAATCCTATGCTGGATGAGACAACTCCTTACGCTAAGCGTCTGCTTGCTAGAACGAAAGCTGACTATGATGACTTGGAACTCGAGCCGTCAGGCAGACAAGAGTTTATGACCAAGCGTATGAATCTCCCAGAAGCGGACCTCGAGAAAGATGTGACGACTCGTGATAAGTTGCTTGCTACTTTGAGAGAAAGCAATATCGAGCTTGTTGGAAGATCGTGTGTGGCTGGTTTTGACTATGCGAGCATCCGAGATTTTGCATCTGTTGGCTTGTTGTTTAAGGATGGTGATGATTTCATCTGGAGGCAACACAGCTTTGCTCGGAAGACGTTCCTTGACGCATTTAAAATCAAGGCTCCGATCCGTGAGTGGCAAGAGCAAGGGATTTTTACGGTTGTAGATGGACCAAGTATAGATCCACGGTTGCTAGTAGCTAAGCTGAATGAGTGGCGCAAGCTATACAATATTGAGCTAGTCTGTGCCGATGGTTTTCGGATGGATTTGCTGAAACCGTTGCTGGAAGAGGCTGGTTTTGAGTTTGAATTTCTTCGCAATCCAGGGGCTATCCAATCCAAGGTGGCACCGATTATTGAGGATGGATTTGCGAATGAGAGATTTAATTTTGGAAATGATAGGTCAATGCTGTGGTACACAGATAATACCTTCGTCAAGGAAGACAAGGACGGAAACAAGAGGTTCTTGAAGAAGGAACCGGTGAGACGCAAGACCGATGGCTTCCACGCTTTTATTGCTGCTCTCTATAAGAGAGAAATCATCCAAGAGAGCACTGTTGGTGAGTTTTTGGATGTAATTGAAGATTGGGATTTTTAGAAAGGAAAACCAAATGAACAAACGAATGAAGAAGAAACAAGTCTTGAATAACGAGATCGAGCAGTTGAAGTCAGAAGTGGCTGTGCTGAAAGGTGAGTTGAATACTCTAAGCCAAGCCTTGAAGCGTCATGAAGATGCTTGCAGTGAGAATATCGAGCAGACGAACAAAGAGTTCGAAGCTATTAGGCAAGATATGAAGCGCTCGAAGAAGTCGTTCTTTAAACGATAAGGGTGAAATCCCGGGAGGGTGGTTGGCATAAAATTTAAGAAAGGAGGAGGTGCCTTGGGATGGCTAAATTTATTCAAGCGTGAAGTTCCGGAACCGAGCTTTGAGTTCGATGAGCTGGAGCGGATTTTTGGAAATCTGCAACTAAAGAGCTTGTCGATTGATAAGACTGCTGAATTTGTGGCCCGTATCTTTGCAAGGTCTGAGTTCAAGTTCATTGAGAACGGGAAGAAGAAGGCTACTGATTGGGATTACCTGCTAAATGTAAGACCCAACAAGAATGAGTCAGCTTCTGAATTCTGGCAAAAGGCTATTTATCGCTTATTGACAAAGAATGAAGTCCTAATCTTTCTGTCAAGTGATGATCAACTGTTGATTGCTGACTCGTACATTCGTCAAAAGTATGCCGTGTATGATGATACATTCACATCTGTGACTTGTCAGAATTATACTTTCCAGAAGCCTTTCAAGATGAACGAAGTCATTTTCCTGCAGTACAACAACAATCGGCTACAAGAGTATTTCACTCAGTTGTTTAATGACTACGAGAAACTACACACTCGACTGGTCGAAGCGCTGGCACGGAACAATCAAATCCGTGGGGTCCTTAGCACAAGGACAAATGCGAGCTTTGACGATAAGAAGCGTGAGAAGATGCAGAAATATGCAGACGGCCTCTTTAAGTCGTTTACAACCAAAACGGTTGCGATTGTTCCAGCTCAAGAAGGGATGGAATATTCTGAGCTGACCAATACCACAGGGACTTCTAATCTGTCCGTGGATGAGCTCAAAAAGCTTCGTCGGCAGTTTGATGATGAAGTGGCCGATATCTTGGGAATCCCTACTGCGCTGATGCATGGTGATATGGCAAACCTTGAGAATAGCCAGAAGATGTTTAATAGCTATTGCTATCAATCGCTCGTGAAGAAGATGAGCGATGGCCTGAACTTCGCTTTGCTAAGCAGAAGCGAGTACAAGGGAAATAAACGTCTAGTAATTGTCGGTGAGGGCCAGAGGGATAAATTCTCACTTGCTCAGAGTATTGACAAGCTGATTTCTTCTGGATCCATGCTTATCAATGAGGTCCGTGAGGAACTTGGTCTTGAAGCTGTACCGTGGGGCGACAAGCCTCTGATCACTAAGAACTATCAACTTGGTGAGGATGTAGAGAAGGGAGGTGAAAAAGAAGATGAAAGTGATTCCGATTAAGGGAACTATTGTATCGAACGATGATGTTTGGATGTATGATTGGTTCGGTTGGGACTGTACCGCTCCTAAAAACGTCGTACTTCCGGAAACTGGTGAGGATATTGAAGTCCATATCAATTCGGGCGGTGGTGATGTGTATGCTGGTAGTGAAATCTATACCGCTTTGCGGTCCTACTCAGGGAAAGTAGTTGTTAAGATCGTGGGCGTTGCTGCAAGTGCAGCAAGCGTCATTGCTATGGCTGGTGACGTGGTAGAAATTAGCCCTACTGCACAAATCATGATCCATAACGTGTCGTCACGAGTTGACGGAGACCACAACACTCTACTGCATGAAGCTGGAGTGCTTGAAGGTTTTAATAAATCTATCGCAAATGCTTATGTCGACAAGACTGGTAAGGCATTAGATGATTTATTGGATCTGATGAATGAGACAACCTGGTTCGACGCTAAAACAGCAGTCAAGGAAGGATTTGCTGACCGTGTCATGTTTAGCGGGGAGATTGCTCCAACATTTGCTGCAAGCGAAACTCCAATGATCCCACATGACTTTATCGACAAAATGAAATCAGCAATGACTCCTGATGTTGATAAAATCGCTGAGCTGGTAGCTAATAAGTTAGAAGCTCGACAAATCGCAAGAGAGTCTTTTGAAGATAGCGAATTTGTACAGAAAAAATTCAATATTCCAGAAAGTCCAGAAAATAACACAAACGAGACTGTACCGAAAGGGTTCGGTCTTTTTGCATTTTAGAAAGGAAAAATACTAATGCCAATGAAATTATCTAACAAATTCAACGAAATTCGTCAGAACTTTTTGAACGCTGTATCAAACGGTGCACCTCAAGAAGAACAAGCGAAGCTCTACAATGAAATGATCGAATTGATGACTAACGAAATGATGGAACAAGCTCGTCAAGCTGCTCATGAGGAAGTTTCAGCGATGAATCCTTATGACGCTAAATTGACTGCCGAAGCTCGTGAGTTCTTCAACGACATCGATAAGACTGCCCCTGCGGGAGTTGAAAAACTCTTCCCACAAGAAACAATCGACCGTATCTTTGAAGATGTGGTGAACTCTCGCCCGCTCTTGCAACATATTGGGTTGCGCAACGCTGGCATCCGCCTTAAATTCCTCACATCTAATCAAACTGGAGAAGCTCTTTGGGGCAAAATCAATGGTGCAATTCAAGGTCAGTTGAAACAAGCCTTCAACGAAGAAGAAGCAATCCAAAACAAGCTGACAGCATTTGTAGTCATTCCAAAAGACTCCGAAAAATTTGGCCCTGCTTGGTTACAATCATTTGTTTCTGCTCAGATTACAGAAGCATTCGCAGTTGCTCTGGAAGCTGCTTTCTTGAACGGTGACGGAGATGACAAACCTATTGGTCTTTCTCGCACTCTGACAGGAACGGCATCTGGTGGTAAAACAACTTATGCAGAAAAAACTGCTGAAACTACAAAACTTACGTTCGCCGACTCCGCAACAGTTGTCAAAGAGTTAACAACTGTACACAAATATCACTCTGTCAAGTCTGATGGTAAGTCAGTGGCAGTTGAAGGCAAGGTCGTGATGGTTGTAAACACAGCGGATGCATGGGATGTCAAGAAACAATACACTTCCCAAAACGCTCAAGGAACGTATGTGACAGCAATGCCATACAACTTGATCTTGGTTGAATCAGTTGCTCAGACTGCTGGCAAAGTGACTACATTCGTGAAAGGTCGCTACGATGCATTCGTAGGTGGCGGAATCGAATTTGGTCGCTTTACTGAAACTTACGCTCTCGAAGACTTGAACCTCTACACTGCCAAGCAATTTGCTTACGGTAAGGCACATGATGAAAAGACTGCTGCGGTTTGGGAATTGAAAATTAAACAATAGGTGGTGACACCGAATGGAAGAAACAAAACAACTTCATCCGCTTCTGGGAGTATTCAAGGAGCGGATGAAAATCTTTCATGATGCCGAAGACGGGAATCTTTCAAGGATGTTAGTTTCATCCGAAAAAGCAATTCTTGACTTAACAGGAGCATTTGATTTGTCAGATTCTCGCACTGAAGAGCTTGTTTTGGAACGTGCAAGATATTTGTACAATGATCAGGTCGAGTTTTTCTTTGCAAATTTTCAAGGAGAACTCCTTGAGTTATCACTTCAAAACCACCCAATAGGAGGAAAAGAGTGCTAGAAACAATCCAAGATTTCTTTGACTTAAAAGAAAATGTCGTTCGACACGTTGGAGACATTTTTGAAGTTGATGAAGATCGAAAAAATGAATTGATGAAGAAATTACCTGATTTTGTTAAAGAATATGATTTAGTAGCTTCGAAAATTCCAAACGAAGATGTAGCTGTGGAAGATGAATAAGCCTGAGTTTAAATACAAGAAACCAGAAACCAATACAAGCGAATTAAGAACTCCAGTAGAGTTTTATAACTCAAAAGTACTTGAAGGATTAGATGGCAGGGATGTGACTTTTGAAAAAGTATTTTATACATTTGCAAAAGTCTACTCACCTAGTTTAAAGGATATCGAAATTTCGACAGGAAAATCGATGACTGCAAAGATGACCTTAAAAATAAGAGATCCTTTAACAAGCTATCAACCTGATAATAAGCATTTCGTACAAGTGAATGATCACCGATTAGAAAATAAAAAATGGCAGATCATCGACGTTCGCCCCGATTATGACAATCGTGATTATTTAATTGTTGTCATTGGTGGATCAAATGACTAGTGGTGCTACATTAAGAGGCTTCGATGAAGTCATTCGGAATTTAGAAGCAAAGCTCGGTGATGCGAAAGTGAGAAGATCTGCAAATAGAGCCTTGAAAGGCGCAGCAACTGAAACACTCGAAGACTTTCAAGTCGCTCTAGAAGTTTTTAGAAAGACCGGAGAAACAATTGAAAGCGCAACAGTCGGAAATGTAACGGGTGCTTTTGAAGGAGTGCCAATGGTTAAGCTCGGTTTTGGTGCTGGCTCACGTTGGCGATTGGAACATTTGAACGAATTTGGATATGCCAAAAAGGCTCATCCAAGAGGATTCGGTGTTATCCGAAGATTTT